TTGACGCCAGCCGCCTCCACGCGGTCGATGAAGGCCAGCAGGTCGCGTGCGTTCCTGCCGACGCGATCCAACTTGTAGACCACGATCGTATCGCCCGGCCGGCACGCCTTGAGCGCGAGGTCGCGCCCAGGCCGCTTCCGGTTCACGCCCGAGACGTGTTCCTGATGGATGTTGTCGGGGTGGACGCCAGCCCGCACCAGGGCGTCGATCTGCATGGCGAGGTTCTGATCGGCCGTGCTCACCCGCGCGTAGCCGACATAGGTCGCGACGTGCTCTCGCTCCGGATCGGCCGGCGGCTTCGCGGTGACTTTCTGTCGTCTCATGCACTGCCGGGGCCTGTGGAACAGTGGGGCGCGTCGAGACTTTTTCTACACCTTCACGTTGACAAGTCAAGCGCGGCGTGCTGATATCCACCAATCGGACGGGTGATGCCGCCGATGACAACCACAGGAGATGACGATGATCCGCATTGTAAACGGCAAGCGCTACAACACGGAGACGGCAGAGCTGCTCTGCAACATCTCGCGCGGCGGCTACTCGCGCAGCGACTTTGCCTACGACGACACCGACCTTTTCGTCACCAAGAACGGCAACTTCTTCATTGCCGGCGAGGGCGGAGCTAGGTCTCGGTGGGCGCAGTCTCTTGGCCAAAACGGCTCCACTGGCGGTTCTGGACTGAGACCGATCAGCAATGATGACGCGCGCAATCTGCTGGAGCAGTACGGAACTCCGGAACAGGTGGAGCGGTGCTTCCCGGTCGTTGACGCCTGATATCACCAGAGGCCGGCAACTGAACGCCGGCCTCACCACCACAAGAAAGGCCGGACATGAACGCCTCACGCTGGATACCCTATCAGCAGCTAGCGCATGCTTGGTTGCCCGTCCGCCCCACGAAGGACGGGCACGAGGCGCGCGACTTGACGTGCTGGCGCTCTCTCGCAGAGTGTCAGGCCGAATGCGACCGTCGCAATGCGGTGATCATCGGCGAGTGCGAGGCGGAGGTGGAGCGATTGACGCGGGAGCTTGCTGCGGCTCAGTCACGGCTCGCGCTGGCAACCGGCAAGCAACACTAGCCAGACACAGAAAGGGCCACCATGAGCTTCGAGCATCCATTCCCGGATTTCGCTTATCTGGATCGTGACGCGGAGACCAACGACAAGCGCTGGTTCTCTTCAAGGGGAATGGGCGTTTGCTACGTGCACGAGGATCGTGTGGCCGAGTCTGTGGCGTCTGCGGTGCGTGCCGAGCGCGAGGCGTGCGCCAGGATTGCGGATATGGGGATGCTGGTGCCGCCGGATGGCGGATGCCCGACGCAAGGTGAGATCGACGTAGCGGAAGGTATTGCCGCAGCGATCCGCGCACGCAGCAACTCGTCAACATAAGGGCCGGGTCATGGGCGAGCGCGCCTACCACGACATCAAGCTCTACGCGAAGGACGGTACGCTTGTTGCGTCGTTCGAGCACGTGGACGAGGAGACCCGCGACACGGCAAAGGGCGGATGTGGGCTTTTTCTTGCTCGGACCGGAGTCGACGTGATTCCGTTCGTCAAGGGTGATTCGCAACTCAGCCAGATTCTAGCAGGACAAGGTGCCGATGACAGCTCTCCGCAAGGTGGCAAGCATGTCTCCCGAGAACGATGCGCGCTCGTTGACGTTCGACCTCATCAAGAGCCGGTCCTTCATCCTCGGCAAGCGCACTCTGTCGTCTGGCAAGGAGAGCAATCACTACTTCGACATGAAACGGTCGATGCTTGATCCTGCTGGTGCTTATGCTCTTGCCAATCTGATTTTCGACCGCCTGCCCACGACCCGCATTGATTACGTCGGAGGTCTTGAGCTTGGGGCGGTCCCGCTGATCGGTCCCCTCGTCATGCTCAGCCACATCAAGGGGAGGCCGATCCCCGGCTTGATCGTGCGCAAGGAGGCGAAAAAGCATGGCACCCAAAACTTAGTCGAGGGAGCCGACGATCTGCATGGCAAGAATGTCGTGGTCGTAGATGACGTGACGACCACGGGCGGGTCCGCTATGAAGTCAATTCAGGCACTGCAGGCTGCAGGGGCGAACGTCGTTCTGATCATCTCCATCCTCGACCGCGAGGAGGGTGCGACGGAACTCTACGCCAAAGCCGGCTTGGCCTTCGACCCTCTGTTCAAGGCCAGCGAGTTCCTAGGAACTATCTAGTCTCGCGCCCTTCACGGCTGCGTTCTTGCTTGAATGCCTCGCCGTCATCGGCGTCAGCACCGTCAGAATTGACGATCTCGCAGAAGTCGCATAGCGGCACCCGCCGTAGCGAACCAACGAACCACTTGTGGGTAGCTGCGCCGACGCCGTCGCGCGCGAATCACATTGCATGCTAAAATGACCGAGCGAACGGAGCCCGCATCACGAGCCACGTTCGCTGGCGAGCAGCCTAACGGCAACTCACATTGCCGCTAATCTGCGGGTCGCTTGCCACACGACGCACCTCCTTTGGGCCTTGCCCGGCTCGATGAAGTGGTTGGACTGAGACGGTCCTTTGGCGAGGTGTCTCAGCACCAAGGTGGACAGGGCGGGGAACGGATCGGAGCACGCGAAACCGCAGAACCGACCCGCCCCCTAGGCGCTAAACTGGGTACGAGCCAGCAGCGCCGTTCATGTGAAGAGGCTCCGCGCCGAATGGCTCGGGGCCTTCTTCATCTTGATCGACAGGTAAGCGGTCCCTCGCGAGGCGCGTTTCTCCTGGCAGTGGCTCGTCAGCGAACCACCACCCACGCGCTTTGTCAGGGTCGCGACGATCGCGACAAGAGCCCGCGCGCCAGCGCGTCCTACACCCGCAAGCAGGCGGATGTGGCACATGCCGCCGATCTGAACCACTAGCCACAAGAAAGGCCGGACTACGCCCACCCCATGAGCCCGATGATCACGAGGGCCATGGCAAGTACGAGGAGCCCGCCGATGATCGCCTCCCGCGTCATTGCAGCAGCCCTGGAGCTTTCAGCTTGATCACGATCATCGCGAGACTTGAGACCGCCGCCACCAGGGCGCAGATAACCCACCACGCGATCCTGTCTTTCGTGTCGTCGATCTTGGACGACTGCCTTGAGATCCGCTGGTGGAGTTCCTCCACTTCCTGCTGCAACTCCGCGATCATGCGGATATCGTAGCCTTGGGCGACTTCGAGGGCTTTCACTCGGGCTTCTATTGAATTTTTGCCAGTCGGGAGTATAGGCGGGATGTAGCCGGTGTGGTGCTGCATTGGTGGTCATCGCACGGCGGCCTTGGCGGCTTCTTCTAGCTTGGCTTGTCTGATCTTAACGGCGCTGGCGAGCTTCTGGTGCTTTCCACTGGCCACCGCGACGGCGTTGCGCCAGCAATCAATAGACGCAGCGATCTCCTGGCCCGAGTAAGAGGCAGCGCCAGGAGTCAGATCGCAGGATGATTTCTGAACTGGACGCAGCAACTCTGGCGCGACAGGAGGCGGCACAAGAGGCGTGACCAGCACCTTCGTGTCACTGCAGGCAGCGAGCAGGCAGCATACAGCTAGGCTCGGTAGCAGCCGGAGGGCGGTTCTGGGCTTCGTGCAATCTGCGCTCGGCGGCGCGTAGGGGCTCGACATTCTCGCGGCTCCATTCCTTGATCAGCCGCTCGTCGAAGTCCGGTGCCTCCTGGTCGAGCTGGCCCATGATGGACTTGACCGCCGCCGACCGGGCTGCGATCTCGGTACGCCACCACTGACGTTCGACTTTTTTTCCGGCGAAGAACGCGCCGGCAGCGAATAGAACAAGGGCGATGATTACCACGCCCATCTGCTTGTACCCTACAGCGGGAGGATCGTAGCGGACGACCTCGATGCGTTGGCGAATATCATTCAGGCTTGGCATCGTCGCCCCCTCGGTTGAACACGAAGTATAGCCCTATCACCATCACTCCGAGCACTGCAAAAAGCGGAAACGACGCGGCAATTCCCCACGCTTCCTTGCCGACCTTCGCGACTGCCGTTCCTGTCTGCTTCCACTTCTCCGCATTTGCCACGCTGTCGGTGAGTGCAGGAGGAACGGACGGCACACCCTGCCGAATGGCCTCGCCTGCAGCAACGACCGGAGCACCTACCTTCACGAGGCTTTCCTTGACGGTCATCTTTTTCGGCGGCGGCTCCACCTTCTGCGGCATCGCCCCGAGCGGAGTGTCGTCCGGCTCCATCAAGCGGGCCTCGGCAGCGCGCCGGCGCAGGAGACCGCGCGAGACCTCCAGACGCTTCGTCTTCGGATCGGTGAACTTGCAGTATTCCAGCAGCTTCGCAGCCGCCGCCTTCGGCCCGTCCTTGTTCAGGACCGCCGCCACCTTCTGCATCGCGCCGGTGCCGCAGTTGTACGAAAAGCTCGCGAGCGCATCGTACTGGTCCTGCGTGATCCCTACCTTGATCGCCTTGTTGACGGCGGCCTCGTGCCGTACAAGCTCACCACGAAAACGCTCAAGCGCTTCCTCATGCGTCCAGTGCGTATCCGGGCCTACACCCTCCGTCGCCCCGTAGCCGCACGTCCACACCCCAGCCTGGCACTGGTACGCCTTGCACGACCCGTCCTTCTGCCGATCGCGGTAACCCTCGAAATCAGCGATGAACGCGAGCCCCTTGTCCGAGAGTTGCATCACGCCGCCTCGATCGCCGACCGTGCGGCTTCGACTGCTGCGGCGACGGCCTCGACAGTGGCAGCCGCCGCCACCGCCGCCTTGCCGTCGAGGCGCGCTCGGTTGATGACGGCGAGCCGCTGCGCCTCGCCCGTCACGCGTTGGCGGATGGTCTCGGCCACGGCAGCAAGATCGGACCCGACCGCGCTTCCCACCAGTGCGCTCAACACCGGGAACAGCTCAGCCGGCGTCGGCTGGCCGCTGGCGACGCGAGCGAGGTATTCCATCATCTCCGCACGCTGCGCGTCGTATATGGCGGCGATGCCGTGGCCTGGCGTGCGGCCCGCCGCGATCCGCTCGTCCGCCAGTTGCCGGATCGTCTCGATGCCACTTTCCTTGGCCGCCGCCAAAGTGATCTGCGGTGGCACGACCGGCACCATGGAGATGCCGCGCTCAGCCCGCTCCTCCTGGCTCGCCACGTCGAGCCAGTTGCCGGGGTAGGCGACGCCTCCGAGGTCGAACGGCGTGCCGAAGCGGACGGTGCGGCCGTCTGGCAGTGTCGCAATTGCTGTCATCGTCAGGCTACCTCCAAGCTGCGGCGACCATGCATTGGGTCGATGGCGCCCCCGACCAATCCGCGCTGATGCTCAACGCTGTTTGCGCCGTCGCGAATTCCTGCGAGGCGCCAGAGATCGTGCGCCCCGAGGCGTAAGTCGTGTCGAAATCCTCCGTCAGGCCGGTCCACGTCAGTGTCAGGCTGCTCGTCGCATTGCTGCCGATCACGGAGACGCCGAACCCGTTGGCCGGAATGTCGAGTGATACCGTGGTCGGATCGCCGCTCGTCGCCGACGCCGTATCGGTCTCGGTCGTAGAGGACAGGCCGCTAACGGACCACGCCACCACCGCGCAACGCAGCATCGCCGCCGAGAATGTCACGACGATATTGGCGGTGGTGCCGCCTGGATGATTGCAGATCACCAGCCCGGCCAGTGTCGTGGCGTTGGCCTGCACGGTCCTGAGCGCGCTGTTGCCGCCGACCGTCAGGGTCGAGATGGTCCGCGCTCCCGACGCGATCGCGACCACGCCCACGATCACATGCGTGCCGGAGCCGATGCCGACGTTGGTGAATGTGTAGGTGGTCGCCCCAGACGCGGAGTTGGCGTTGCCTTCTGGCGCGATACTGGCAGCGGTGGCGGCACTCTCGGCCAGCAATGTCACCGGCATGAACAGCGACATCAGCCGAATCCCTTCTTGATGCCGGCAAAACGCAGCTTCAGCGTGCCGCCGATCGTTTTCGCCTCGAACCCCAACAGGTCAGCCTTGCTCGCGGTCGTGGTCAGGGTCGGGGCGCCGTCGGTGCCGAAATCGAACGACCCGGCACCAGTCGTGGTCCATGTGAGTATGCGCGAGCCGGTCGCGTCCTGTATCGCCCACAGCAGATAGGTCGCGCCTTCGACCGCGTTGCTTACGGCGTCCATGGTGCGGTTGCCGCCGAGCGTCACCGCGGCTTTCTGTTTGGTGCTTACGTCCCAGGCGATGTTGGCACCATCCGTGAGCGTCGCCAGCCCGAAATACTGCTGCGCCGTGAAGTTGGTGGCGGTTGCGGGCGCGACGTAATCCGTGCCGGCCGTCGCCGCCGTGAGCGCGTTGGCGCCGTTGCCCTTGGCAATGCCGCTGATGGTGCCGATCGGGGCCTGGTAATCTGTACCTGCCGCAGCGGACGCGAACCCGCCGGAGCCATTGCCTTTCAGGATGGCGCTGCCGGATGTGGCCGGGGCGTAGTCGGTGCCGCTCACCGCGCTCGCGAACCCGCCCGAGCCATTGCCCTTGAGCACGGCACTTCCAGACGTGGCCGGGGCGTAGTCGGTGCCGCTCACCGCGCTCGCGAACCCGCCCGAGCCATTGCCCTTGAGCACGGCACTTCCAGACGTGGCCGGGGCGTAGTCGGTGCCGGAGATGGCGGCGGAAAACCCGCCGCTGCCGCTGCCCTTGAGAATGGCGCTGCCGGACGTAGCTGGGGCATAGTCGGTGCCGCTCGCCGCATTCGCGAAGCCGCCCGAGCCGTTGGCTTTGAGGATGCTCGTTCCGGACGTCGCAGGCGCATAGTCGGTGCCCGAAACCGCAGCCGCCAGCACGCCGCTGGCGGCCTTGAGCACCCCAGTCGTGGTGGCGCGCTTGCCGGTCTTGCCGGCGGTCCCTGAGAACAGCACGATCTCGCCATCGACGCTGGTCGCCGTATTCGATGAGAAATCGCCCGTGCCGGAACCATCCGAGCCCTTGTCGCCGCGGGCCACGAAAATGATGCCGACGTTACCGGCTGGGAAAGCGGCGGCTCCGGAGCGGTGCGTCACCGTCAGTTTGCTGTAGCCGGCTGCGGCCGTGAACGCGGTGACGTCATAGACCCAGCGGTTGGCCGGCGTCGTCAGATCGGTGATGTAGACCGTGCCCTTGGCGCCGCTCGAAGTGGAATCGTCCCACGTCGCCAGCAGCGCCGCCTGCGAGTTCCCAAATCGGTCTACGTCATCGACATAGAGCATCGTGACGGCAGCAGCCGTGGCGCTGTTGGCACGCCACTTGCCGGCGCCGGGGTCGGCATCGGCCGTGCTCGAGGTGTCGAAGGTATAGTCTAGCGGCGCAGGAGCGGTCGCGCCGGTCGCCCCCGTGGCGCCGTTGGAACCGTTCGATCCGGCTATGCCCTGATCGCCGGTCGGCATGAACAGCACGCGCACGCTGCCGCTCAGCGTGCCGGTCGATGCCACCACCGAGCCGTTGAGCGTCACCCACGCGCCGTTGTCGGTGCTGGCGGCAGTGACCGCGAACACGAGATAGCCGGACGCGCCGTCCGAAATCTTGACCTTGGCGCGCACGGTCGAGGTGTTGTCGTCGAGGCTGGCGATCTCCGACGCCAGATTGCCGCTGGCGCCGTCCGTCTCGGAAATGAACAGCTTGCTGATGGCTGCCAGCGTCGCATTGTTGCCCTTGACCGTACCGCTGCCGGGGTCGGTCTCGCTCGTATCGCTGGACCATGTATAGCCGTAGCCGGCGTCGGCGCCGTCGGTGCCGCTCGATCCGGCCGCGCCTTGCGGCCCCGCCGTGCCCTGCGGTCCCTGCTGGCTGGTGCGCTTACGCACCACGACGCGGGCGTAGATTTCATCCCCGTCCGTATATGAGCTTGCCGTGCCGAAGCCGTTGCTGGCCTTCGAGGTGCCGACACGGCTTTCGAGCTTGAACGTCTCCGCCGCCGCCAGGGTGATGGTGCCGACCAAGCGGACATTGATGATCGTGCCGGTATTGGCCTGCTCGGACAAACTCGCGATCTCGGTCGCCGTCGTCGTCGATTTGAAGAACACCTGCGAGAAGCCGGTTTGGTTGAAAACCGACGACGCCTCGATATCCCAATCACCGGCCGGCAGCGTCATCTCGAACGTGCCGGTGTTGAGCGATGCCCCCGTGATCGAGTTGTAGCGCTCGTAGTTGATGCTGCGCGTCTGGCGCGAGCCGGATGTCGCCGTCCCGCCGTCTGTGCCGTTGGTCTCCTTGTGCTCCCAGATCGCCATGGGGACGGTGGTCGTGGTCGGCGCGGTGATGTTGCTGAGATCGACCCATGCGCTGCCGCGGTACTGCGTCAGCAGCGACTCGTCGGCGACGTAGGCCAACCATCCGTCCTGCGGGTTGTGCTCGATCCAGCCGCCGCTGCCGTCGGCCTCCAGCACGTCGTGCTGGTCGAACCCGAGCGTCGCCCACACCCCGGACGGGGTGCCGTTGACGATGTAGAGTGCACCGGGATTGGGCGATGCCGGCGCCGATGTCAGGCGATCGGCGACCGTGATCAGCGGCGCATTGGATTTGAGCCACGGCGACCGCGCATTGATCGCGACCCAGTTGGCTCCGTCCGACGCCAGCCACACGATCTCGCCCGTGCCGGAGTGTTTCGCGCCGAAATGGAAGCCGTCGCCGACAGTGACAGCCGACGGCAGCGTGATGTCGTCGCTCGCACCTGCCGAACCGTCACTGACCGCCAGCGCGGTCGAGGTCCGGCCGGCGTGGCTGATGGTCTGCGCACCCACCGGCAACAGCACGAAGTTGGACGACCTGTTCAGCAGTTTGCCGGCATCCGCGCTGTTGACGGTATAGTCTCCGGCCCCCGCCTCGATGCTGACCGTGGTCGATCCGCCGCCGCCGCCGGGCAGGTCGTTCGGGTCAACAGCGCCTTGTTGCTTGTCGTGCGTCACCACGGTCACGTCATCGGCATCCGTGACGACGATCTTGAAATCCTGAACGCCGACGTAGACGAGCTGTTTGGTGGTGCCGTCCGACGTGGGATATCCACCGCTGTCGCATGTGACGGTTGTCCCGAGCGAGACGGTCAACGCCGCATCGGCGTACACCGTCATGGGCGTGGTTGTCTCGCTCAAGTAGAATTTCAGTTTCGCCCCTGGGATCGGATCGCCGTTGGCATCCGTGGCACGCCATAGGGGATCGAACACCGCGCGGGAGTTGAGCATGTGTGCTTCTACCTGATCTATTTATTTCCGATGTTTGGCGTATGTGTTCAAGTATGACGCCTCATACTCTGGATACGTCTCGAAGTTCCCAGATTCAGGCATTCTGCCAGGATCATCAGGACCGCCAGCGAACCCAACGGAGTCGTTCATTCTCATAAGCGGCCTCGGACGACCAGTGTTGCCTAACAGGCCGCCGAGTGACGCAGGCGGATTCTGGAAGTCACGATTTAGCGGCGAGCGAACACCATATTCACGAGCCAATGCCATCGCCTGATAGATATCTCTGTCAGTTCCGTCCTGAATCATCCTCCGCAAAAACGCCTCTATGTCCTGTTGAGATAAACCAGCCAAGTTCGGCGCTCGTCCGTGCCCAGACAACGCATTCCTTTCATCAAACGACGTATCAGGCAGCCTACCTGACGCTATATCATCGTCTCTGGCCGATACGTTGCTCGCTAGAGCGTTTCTGTTGCCCATTTACTTCGATGCCCCATTGAAAATCTTCGCATCACGCCCCTCATACGCGCGCTCATCTTGCATTATAATGACTTTTGCCCAAGGGTTCTTTTTAGCGTAATCATCTGCGTACACGTCATCGACAGGTGTTCCGCCACTGTCGATAGGTTTCCGAAATCCGATGATGTATACAGGAACTCCGCGCGCACTAAGATCATATGCCGCCTGCGTTTCGTCTGCATCGTGCATTGCGTTTTCTATGACAGCATAGTCAGGGCGCAAATCTGGTCTCCGCCGCATTACAAGATTCCACTTATCGGCATTATTCTTTGCAACAAAGCCAGCACCATTTTTGACAATTGTTTCTGCAATCGCCTCTAGCCTTTTCCCGCTCATCCTGTGGGTGTTGTCAAAATGGATAGTATCTGCTCCTTTGGCGACAAGATTGCGAACATCTTTAGCAAGATCGGAGAAGTCAGCGTCGTTATCGTACTTCCTAACTTGCTCGCCTTCCTTTTTGCTTCCCCACGATCGGCCACCGCCGCCACCAACATGATACGCCGTGATTTTACCACCTGCGTCTTTTATAGCCTTTATTGCACTTTGATCGACGCTATGTGTAAGATCAAAATCAAATCGACGAACACCAGATTTCAGCGCCGCGCCTACTTCCTCCTTGGACGGAGGTACTTCAAGAGATGTAAACATGCCTCCACTAGTTTCTCGCGCTTGTTCGGCGCGCGCCTGTGAAGGCGAAAACGTATCAAGCGCCGCCTTTAGGAACTTGTCACCAAACTCTGCGTCAGACGCGGATATAGCCTGCAGTCGAGCGACGTGGCGCGCCAATGAAGCTTGGTCGAACCCGCCTGACATGACGTTTGGCGTGTTCGTGAGCCACTTGAGATACCGAGGGCTTGCCATAAATTTTGACACGCCAGCCATTCCGGCCGTCGTTGCAATTGTTGCGTAGAAATGCGACATCGCTCCGACAGCAAGCATGATGTTTGTCTTTTTTGTCAAATCAAGGCCGCCACCAGCATCAACTGCCTTCGAGTAAGGCGCTAAGCGCTGGCCAACACGTTCCATTGTCTCCAGTTGCGCCAGGACTTCACGCCCTCGTTCGCCTTGAAACAAAACGTTCCTGCTGTCGCGTGGAATATTACGCATACCACTAATGAACGACGATAGGTCGCGCGCTCCGTTTGTCATATGCACGACAACAGACATCGCCCCGCGCACCGGGTCAGCTTTCTCTGTCATTACCCGCATGTATGAGCGCAGAAGCTGCAAATTGCCATCCTCGGCAGCCTTTGCCAGACGGTCCATGGCCTCTATAGGTGCAACCGTTTCACCAAAAATTTTGGATAGGGGCTTACGCATGCTATCCATGTGGGATCTATAGGCGTCATCGACAGCGCGCATCATTCCAGACGCGCGCTGTCCAGCAGCGCCAGCATTATTTAGGAATCCATGCATATCTTTTGTAAGGCCATCATACAGCCTCGACAACATGGACTCATCCAGGCTCCGGCTCTCCCCCATTTTACGGGATTGCTTTAGGTCAGCTATTTCGCGACCTATCGCTGTTCGCATGTCCCTCAATCCCTGGGTGTCAGGAACAAATTGGCCTTTGGCCCGACGCTCTGCAAGGTATTCCAAACGACCCGTCACATCCTTTCCAATACGCTCTTCAAGATACGCTTTTAGCTGGGGGTGAAGTATGTTGTCACCTAGAGCAAACGGACCTTCATTCTTGTACCCCTTGAAGAGTCCTGAACGTCTTGCTTCGGTGGCAAATTGCCTCAATACATCAAGAGTTGATGTATTGTCGGTGTCATTTTTGCTTTGGCCAAGAGGGTTTTTTTGAATGGTAGGCGTTTCGCGAGAAACGCGCTCGTAGGCGGCAGCAAACTCTGTTGGGTAGCTTTCTCTGCTTCGTCCAGGCTCAAACCCATGTCGGATGCCTACTGTCCTGTCGTACTCCTGATCTACAGCTTTCTGACGTTCTCTTGTGGCAATCTCGGCTTCAAGACGCGCTTGCTCTTGAAGCCTCGCGCGCTCGACTTCAGCGGCTTGGCGTGATGCCTCGGATTGGCGGCGCAAATTTTCTGTGTCTGCGGCCATCCGAGCTCGATCATGTTCTTTGCGCACTGCTTCGCGCCATGCCTTCTGCTTGCTACCATCAAGCTGGCGAGACAGATCATCGAATCTTGCAAGCACCTCCTTAGCTTGAGTGACTGGCTCATGAAGCTGCCTGACTGTGGATTGCGCCTCTTGATACTCCCTCGTTAAAGCTTCTCTGCGGGCCAGCATCTGCTCTGTTGGTGCTGGACCATCCATAGGATTGGCATGTGTTGCTCGGATTTCGCTCGCCAAGCGCTCCAACTTGCCGGATGCTTCCTCGTATCTCGCTGCGTTAACATCAAGAAACGACCGTGCCTTTTCCGCGCTAGGTCGAATGATTTCAAGATTTGCCGCTATTCTTTGGTCTGGAGATACATTCTCAAACGCTGGGTACTTCGGCTCAACAGGCTGACGCTCGTATGGCGCAGATTTGAAGCGCTCCGCATCCAGCGGCGGGATATCTCTAGGAGTAATAGGCTCGACAATAGGACGCGGCGGCCTGAAACCATTTTCTGCAACTGGACCGGTCATCCGCTCGAGTTGAGCGCTCGGCATCTCCCTTATTACATCCCTCGGAATTGATTGACCTGTCAGTTTGTCTCTTAGCGTTCCCTGAATTTCTGCCCCGAGATCAGCAGGCGGCAAACCATCTGTGTGGCGACGCATAGCCCCCTGCGTAGCCGCTTCCAACTCTGAAATATTTCTTCCTGCCGCCTCTCTCACAGGAGATCCAACGACGCTACCGGCAAGACTCTGCGCTGTCTTCTGTGCGGTACCGCTGTCCGTAACGGCTGGTCCGAATGGCTCAGTAATGCCAACCGATCTCATTTCGTCCGCCACAGCCGCGCGTTGGTTTGCTGCTGTCGTGCGCCTAAAGTTGATCATATCACGCACTTTTAGCCCGCCAAGGATTCCGCCGCCAAGAATGACGCCACCAAGAGCGCCAGAGACCGCGCCGCCTGGAACCTCCGCTAGGCGATTTCTAAACCCTTCAAGAGCCGAAGCGTCAGACTTTGGGTCTTTATCAAGGAACGCATGAACGCCGCCCCAGATTGATCCCGTCTTTGCGAACTGGCCGAGAGCATTAGTCACAGTAGGGGCTGCTGCAGCGACGGCCTTGCCTGGTCCGATTGCAAGACCACCAACAATATCTAGAGGGAGTCCATACCCATCCGTGGCCTTTCGTGCGTCGTCTCTTAGTGCGCGTTCTACTTGCAAGTTCCTGTTGTACTGTTCGCCTATGTCGTGGCGTCCAGTCAAGAACCTCGCTGGCGCTTGAACGGCTGTGTTGAAACCTGCAAGAATCTCGTCTTTTGCTCCAAGAAATGCGGAATCTGTTAATCGATCTGCAATACTAGAAACGCCGCTCGCCATGCTCTTTCTTAGATCGTAATCTTTCTTTTGCTCGTCTGTCCACCCTGCAAAACGCTCTGCGGCGCTACCTCCGAACTGATTTTTCGCATATGATAATATTTGCGCCTCGTCTGCATCGTCTGGAGCAGTGATCTCGTAGTTTGCTCCGTCTGGACCTGTGATTCTGAATTTTGCCATTAGTCAACCCGCTTTATTGACCAGCCACCAACGGACGACTGAGGCTTAACATCTTGCTTAAACGCATCGTAACCAGTCCTTCCTGGAACCGACGCAGAAGCTCTTGAAATCGCACTTTCAAACATGCCTGCAAGCTGATCGTCGCTTGCTCCACGCTTTCGCGCTGCGGCCAAATTATTAAACAACGAATGTGCAGAATTTATTTTGAATGCCTTCATCTCTGGACTATCGCTGATATTAGGCATATACATATCTAAGATTCGTTTCTGCTCCGCCTGTCCGATAGACTTTCCAGAAAGAGCATAAGACAGGTTCATTATTGCGTGCTCTGTGCTTTTGTAGGCTTGGGCTATCTCTGGGCTAATGCGTCCTCCTGATGCCTTTGACAGCCCTTGCGTTATCATAAGAGGCCCGTCGCCCTTGATAGACCCTTTGTCGTCAACGCCACCGACAAGAACCTTAAACGAATCGCGCAAGTTCTCGATAGAGCGATCAATTACTTGCGGGTTTATTGACTTGTCCTCAATCTCAACCATCTTCTTTTGGTAGATCGTTCCGTCTTGGTTGCGTGCCCAAATGTGCCCAACTTTCGGTTTTGCTCCGATCTCATCCATAATGATCTTGTGATCATCCATAGCCTGCGCAAATCGCTGCGTGGCTTTTTGATCAGCGAAGGCCAGTGTCCGAGTTGCTGTGTCTGGCGCAAACTGCTCGACGCCCTTTACCTCAGATCGTGTGTTAGGCGCTGATTGAGACATGACAAGCTGACCGACTTCGTTCAATCCGAGTCGGTTAGATGGCATGATTTGATGTTGCTTGGACCCTGCTACGGTGTCGTAATAGCGTGCATGGGCTTCTTTTACCGCCAGGTCAGCTTTCTTCTGTGCCTCTGTAATTGGGTCAACGTATCCGCGCGCCTGAGCCACTATAAACTTAGGTCCGTTCACGGAATCACGCGGGTCGATACCGTGCTTTTGAAGCGCCGTGCCGAACTGAGGGTGAGACCCGACGATCTTGCCCCAGATCATTTGCCGCTTGTTCGGGTCCTGCTCGGCGTCCGCCATTTGGGCCAGCCCGGCGATCTGCTCGACGCGCTGTTTCTCCATGGCCATCGCGTGGGATTCGTCGGCGCGCCCAGACGCACGCTGCTGCAGGGAAAGCTGTTCCGACCTCAATCCCTGATCGAACCTCTCGTTTTGTTGCTTCTGGTAAGCGTCCATTCCCTGCTGGATAGGCGCGGCGAGGCGGTTGATGTCGGGGGCCTGGTACTCGAACCCAGGCATGGGCATCAACCGATTCTGAAGCGTGAACGGGTTCATCAGATCCTCACGTAAATCGGGCTATACCCAAACTGAGGTTGAGGCGACTGCGGGCGCTTGCCCATCTGCATGAGGCTGTCTCCGAACATGGAAAGCGCGTTCGGGCCAGGCTGTGCAGCGGAGGCCATCAGGCGGTTGCGCGGCTCCTTAGACGGGACTTCCCTGGTCGCGAGGGCGTTCGTCGGCTGTTGCTGCGTGCCAGAATCGAGCCAGCTATCCTCGCCGTAAGGCGACGGTCCAGCGAGCTTCGGTGCAACCGTCTTGTCGTACCAGCCGGCATGCTGCAGCGTTTCGTGGGGCCGCTGCACAGAGCCGAAGTAACGCGGGACGTTACCGGACTCAGCGACCTTGACGTAAGCGTCGGCGACCTTCCTGGGGTCGTTCACGTCCTGCCACGTCTTGAGGCCGTATTCGCCGACGTTGAACTGTCCTGGTCCGTAGGACCGCTCGCCGGAAGGCGTCGTTGGGAATCGCGCCAGCGTGCCGTCTGGATTGACGGGTGCAAGCCGATGGCCGCTCTCCTGCTGCTGGACCATCGTGTAGAACCTGGCCCACTCGTCGGGTGATCCGGTCCTGATCCCGAACTGCGGCCCCCACGATGGGACATGCCCATTGATCGACGACGACGCGACGCGCTCCCGCATGTAGCGCGCGAACGCTACGGGATCGATCCTTTGCGCGTCGAGCATCATCACCCGAACATCCCAGCGCCAGCCATCTTGAACATCGAGCCGCCCAGGTTGCCGACGAGCCCGAGCACGTTGTTGACGCCCTGCGTCCTGCTCTGCGCCGTGGCGTTCGCGAGGTTGCCGGTGATCTGCGCCATTTGCTGCCCCTGGCCCGCCTGGATCGAGGCCTTCTGGCCGGCGTTGCCGTAGGTCAGATTGCCGAGCACGTTGGAGGCGTCATAGCCCTGCTGGCCCAGGCCCATCAGCCGGTTCCGATAATCCGCGACGTGCTGCCCGTAGCGCTCGGACGCGACACGGCCGGCCGCGAGGCGCGATGCGCCGCTGTCCCCCATGCCGCGCGCGTTGTATTTCTGCATGAGCGCGTTGAGAGAATTGTTCGTCGCCTCCTGCTCACCGGCTCGGAACGGATCAGAGTTGAACGTCTGGAATGCGCGGTTGTAGCCCTGAGTTCCGTTGACACCGATTGCGTCGGCGTATTGGTTGAACCCGGAGAGGCCCTGCTGCCGAAACGGCTGATAGAACTCGCTGGCCTTGGTCAACCCCGTGTCCAGGGTGCCCATGGCCTTCTTGTTCGCGCCGGCAATCTGAGCCTGCATGTCCTGCGCGGCCTGCGCGTAGTCTTTGCGCTGGCTCGAGCCGAACAGATCCCCGAAGAATGACATGAGCTAGAGCCCCGCGTTGACGATGCGGGTCAGTTCCTTGAGGAACCGATACCACACCGGGTTGATACGTCCATCAGGCAGGACGACTGGCTCCGTCTGCGCTGGAAGCACGAGATTGGCCATGGTCAGTCTTCCAGCGGCGTGGCGTTCAGCATTGCCGCCATGAAGGTTCTCACCGTACCCGTTGATGCCCGAAAACGATACGTCCGAGAGCGCGCCACGCCGAGCCGCATGACGCGCACGCGCCGCGTCGTCTGGCCGCTCTGCCCGAGGCTGACGGATCTTTCAGACCCGAAAGCCTGCCCGTCCGAGGCCCACGATATCGTCAGGGTCGGGTCCGAGTTGGGCTCGGTGCCGCTCCCGTCACCAACGCCCACCACGCAGTCTAGATGCAACTCGTCGTGCTGCAGACGGTTCGGGAATGCGTGGACGGGTGCAGTCTGCACCGTCATCACCAGCGGCTCCCCGTCTTCGTCGTAGACGGTCGGCGAGAGCTGATAGAGCTTGCCGTTGTCGTAGTCACCGGCAATGACCATGCCGGCGAAGCTCGTGACGTGCGCGATCCGCCAACGGGATAGGCCGTAGCTTTGCCTGTGATGCCAGCCCGTCTGGCTGTCCCAGCACGCAGTAAACGATGTGCCGGAGATCGAATAGTACGTGTGCCCGTCCGCGTTCCACGATGTCGCGCGAATGCTGCTGGCGTCCGGCTCATCTCGGATCGCGCGGTCTACCCAATAATCGCTGATTTTGTTGGGCTGATAGCCCGTTGCCATCATCACGCCGGCATAGGCCCCCTCGTTGTCCGTCCCGGCCCAGATCAGCGCATCGAGAACGCTGTTGCCCTGCACGATCGTCGCGTTGACAGCACTGCCTGGAGCGAAGCAGCCGAACGAGATGGCTGCGGCCCGCGAGAATGGAAAATCCCCCTGCGCGGTGTCCTGCCAGAACTCGATTGACCGCTCGCCGAGGAACACGAGCTCAGGCCCGCGCGCGAGAACGCGCTTCGTGGCGTCAGGGCTGGCCTCGGCCTTCGCAAAGTCGAGCCCGTCAATCGCCGTGAAATCGTCGATGCCCGTGATAAACCAGCGGTTGCCGTGGCCAGGCAGAATGCCGTAGCCGTCCAGTACCGCGAAGCTCGTCGCCTCCGGGAGGTCCGCGTCGATCACCTCCGCCAGAGAGGCGTCCGTGCAAACCCAGAACAGCCCATCGGACACGATGCCTATTTCCGGGCTCGGCTCGCGGCGGTTGCGCCCCATGTAGACAGGCCCATCGGTCGGGATTCCGCCGATGACCTGAGACGTGCCGATGCTGTCCACGCGATAGAGGACGCGACCGGCAACGACGTAGAGGTAGGCTCCAACGGCAAGCATGGCGCGAACAGCGCCGCCGCTGGCCAGAGCGGCGAACTCAGTGAAGCCGTTGCAGGCATGCACGGAGAACGGATGCTTTGCATGCTCCCCGTTGCTTTCAGCATAACAGTTGACGAGCTTGGCCGCGCTTTCCTGAGCGTTGCGGCCGAGGTTTGACTTCGTGGCCAACTGGATCGGGACCAGCGGCATCAGGTCACCTGCGAGATCGAGTACGGCCAAATCTGCGACGGCATCCTCGTGATACCAGAATCAACGCTGGCGTTCGGGACGTTGAAGAACTGCCCATAGATGGCGTTCATGCCGTCCCTAGCTTTCATGAGGGTGATCGGGCTCGGTTGCTTGTTGAACAACGGAGCGATATCGACGCACAGCAGCGCGACGACACCGCGTTCATGCTCTGGGTTGAGCGGGAACGTCGTCTCCAGCGTCATCGGCGTTTCGGCATAAAGCGTCCAATAGCTGGACCACAACGACGACTCGCCGGGGCGATCGTTTGCCGCCGACGTGTGCGCCGTTGTGCAGTAGTAGGTGCGACCCGAACGCGACACCGCGTCATCCACCGCGTAGGTGTAGTTCTGCTTCCAGTCGCCGAGCCAATTCTTGCCCGGCGGGTAGAAAACCAGCAGGCCGTTGTTGTGCCAGCTCGCCATCATGCCGTTCAAGGCGTCAAGACAATCTGAGATCGACTCCGCCGAAGGGGTTTCCCCCTCGGCGAAGTAGACCAGTTCCTTGAGAGCCCGCGTGCAAATCTGCCGAGCTGTCGTCATGTTAGGCCGTACCGCTGACGCGAACGCCGAGACGCGGGTCGATCACCTTCCTGCCGTACAGCAGGTCGAGACGCCACTTGCTGATATCGTTCGTGCCGTCATAGATCGGGATGACGCGCAGCGAGATACCCTTGTACGTCTCGCGGTGGCCACCATACGCCGCCGCCGGCATCTCCATAGGCACGATCGCCAGGGCCATGGTGTTCTTGTGATACATCATGTTCTGGACGTAGGCGGTCGAAGCCGTTCCCAAGAACGTGAGACCGGCGTTGTCGGCAGGTGCGACGTTGACGGTCTGATGCGGCCCGGACGTGATGATCGGCGGCGAGATCGTGAGCGTCAGGTTGCCGGAGCCATCCGACGAACCGTCAGCCGTGACCACGAACTGCTGGTCAACGTCGGTGACCGCCTTCGTCTTCGGGTTCACCATCTTCACCTTGGCCCCCGACGTACCCGCGGCGTACAGGGTGAACACGTCGCCCTCCTTCACTCGAGCGGCGGCGGCTGCCGTCCACCCATCGGTGATCAGGCTCTGCGTCCAGGTATTCTTCGCGGTGTCATAGGTGACGTTCTGCGTCGCACCGTTGACGAGCGGCGTGCCGCCCATCGGGCCAACCGTGTGCGTCGGCGTGACCTGGCTCATGCGGGTCTCGATGCCACCGATCCGTCCCAGCGAGCCGTCACGATAGGCACCCTTCGCCGCGTCCTGGATGTAGAGGGCGGTCTGCGAGCCGAGAAGGCCCCAATGGTCCGCAGGAGACAGGATCGCGTGCCGATTGTCCATGGGAACAGCGCCGGTATCAAGCCGACGCGGCCCTAGGGCGAAATCCGTGTAGCTGTCGATGTCCTGCCCAGGCGTTCCGACCCAATGATAGAGGCGCTTGTACATCGTCGTCAGGACGTCGTTCGCCATGTAGTTGACGATCGACGACATCGCCGGCTTCATGACGCGCTCGGAGAGGTCGGTGATCTTCAGCGTCAGGTCGCTGGACGTGAACTGGAAGTCAACGCCGCACTGCTGGTCGATCACCAACGTCGTCTTGCCTTCGATCACGTCCTGAGCGCTGAGCGTAGCGCCGGTTCGCACCGTGAAGTCGGCCGGGCGGCGGATCGAGATCGTATCGCCGACCTTGTAGCCGTTCACCTGCTGCGAGAATTCCTCCTCGTGCGCCCTGTGCATCGTCTTCAGGACGCCGAGTTCGTTGTCGAGAATGGCCAGTGCGGCCTTCGCGACAACATCTGCCGTCAGTGTCGTATTGCTCATTTCCTATATTCCTTTGGCTTCAGGCCCGGCCGTATCCGAGGTGTGCCGCCATCTCATCAACCGACATCTCTGCCGGCGACTTGCTGGTGGGGCTCGATGTGCCGTTGATCATGGGCACGGGCGGCGGGGCATTGCTGGTTCTGCGCGCCTGCGGGGCCTGACTGACCTTCGCTTCAAGGCGTGCGATCTCTGCGCCCTTGAGGTGCGGCGGAAGATTCGCAATCCGGTAGGCATCGCCAGGGTTCTTTGAGAGGTAGTAGGCAATCTCTGCCGCCTTCTCGCTCTCGGCGATGAGGTCCGCTCCGTAGGTTTCACCAGGCGCATCGATCGGGAGGCGTGCAAATTCCTTGAGCGCATCATCCATGTCCGGGATGCGTTCGCGGGCGCTTTGCACCTTCGCTGCGAACATGCCCAAACGCGCTTCGTCCGCTGCCTGCGCAGCGCGGCGAGCCGCCTGGGTCGTGTCCTCAAGCCTGTCCTCGCGGATCGCCCGGCGCATTTGCGTCGCCGGATCGAACTCGTCGGAAGGCTTTTGCAGCTCCTGATAGAGGCGCGCCTGCTGCTCGCGAAGCTGCAGGACTTCTCGTTCTGCCTGCCTCTTGGAGGCCGTCAGACGGTCGATGTCCTGCTGAATGCGGGCCTTGCGGTCCTCTGCGGTCTGTTTCGGCTTGAACTTGCCGTCATCCCCGCGCGGTTGCTCTTCTGTCGTCGCATCCGATTTGTCCGCAGCGGCGTTCGCCGTGTCGGGGGCAGCCTCGGGCTTGGCTGAAGTCTTCTCGGGCGGCACAGCGGCCGAAGGAACAGGAACGCTCACAGACGCAGCAACAGGCATGGCATCGGCCGGGGCCGATGGGGTGGCAGTCTCAGTCATTTTGAAAGCCTCTACGGTTGCGGCACGGGGCCGGGGGACGCAGCACCTTGCATAAGATTGTCGGCGTCGAAGTCGCTTGGGCCGCCGCGCTGATCGAGGTCAGGCTCAGGCATCGGCGCTGGCGGCTGATTCCCGGCAAACAACTGCTCCACAGGAGGGAGCGGCTGGGGCGGGAGCGCGACGCCAGACGCAAGCGCCGACACCTCCAGCTTGAGCTTGTCGGCCTCGGCGAAAGCCTTGCTGGCCTGCGCGGCCTTGAGTTCCACTTCGGCCCGGATCGTCGGATCGTCGAGCGGGTTTGGCGGCGGCGGGGGCGGTGGCGCTTCTGGGTCGTCTGGATCGGCCAAAAGCTGCGGCGGGATGGAGTTCTTGAAGCGCTTGGCCATCTCATCCGCGCCGGGCCAGTCGAAATTCTTGGCGACGAGATCACGGATCATGGGCAGGGCGGCAGGGTCCGCCTTGAGATACGCCATCAGCGTGTCGGCCGCTTCCATGCGCTTTGTGCTGTAGCTCGGGCCTATGCTGGCTCGAACATCGAAACGGCCAACGGACAAGTCGTTCACGATGACGGGAAGACCGTTCGGTCCCTGCATCACCGTGTTAATGCGCACGGTTTCCTCTGAGTCGTCCTCTCCCAGGACTCGGATCACGCGCTCGTTGTCGTAGATTTTCGGGATGAGGTCGATCATGATCCGCCCGGCGTGCCACATCGAGCGCTGCAGGTTGTCGCCGTAGTGGTAGTTCGCCGTATCGCCCTGGCTCTCGCGATTGCGGATCGCGATGCCGGACGTTTCATTGCTTTTAGCCCCGAGCGACGCATCGTAGATGCCCGTGGTCGACTTCATGTCCTGGTCGGCGATCTGCGCCTCGTGCGCAAACGCCATGGGCATCTCAGGCGGATGCTCGCGCTTCGGACCGCCCGGCATGTCCGGATCGGCCTCGTAGGGCAGATACGGGTAATTCTGCTTGTGGGCGTTGTCCCAGAGGTTCTTGACCTTCGCCACCATCTTGAACGTGACGAGCCACGGCGATTTCGGCTGCAGGGCCAGCGTTTCAGCCGCCGCCGTGCGGTTGTAGTTGTAAAGCTGCTGCGGGTCGCGGGCAAAGCGTATCAGGCCATGACGGACAACCGCCGTCTCAAGCGGCGTCTCGCTGCCGATGACCGGGATAATCGGTATCCATTTGCCGGCCCACTTGTACGGGCCTTCGAGAATCTGTGACCCGTTGATGATGTACTGTTCCACCTCGTAGCCATCGGCTTCGCGCGTCCGCACGATGCCCATCATCTGGAACATTTCACGTGAAACGCCGGTGAGGTCGATCGTCGCCCCACCTTGCGTCAGGCCGAGCAATTTCTTGACGGGCTTGCGAATCCAATACTCGGCGATCCTGACGCCATCTCGCGTCAGCCACGTCAAGCGATCACCTGTGCCGTCTGTCGGCGGGTCAACGCCGTCGAGTTTCGCTTTGGGGTATCGCGCCTTGAAGGCAGCAGTCGGGACGATCTCGGTGACGAGCATCCAACCCGCATCTGACCTGTCGGGCTCGACGGCGGACGGATCGCAGTAAACGGACAAAGGATTGCGAACGGCCTTGAGACGGATTTCCTGATCGAACGCCGTATCATCCGTGTATTCCGTGCAGATGCGGAACCAGCCGATGCCGCAGGCAACCTGATGCTCGGCAGCAGTGCCGTAAACGTGCTTTGCACTCGACTGATAATGGATCTGCCGAAGCAGGCCGTTGTAGATCTTCGCGAGCTTCGGATCGGACTTGTCGTCGACGGGCGAGACCTTGATGGCGAGGTCAGCCTGTCGAATGTCGTTCGTCACCTGCCGGATGAACTGCGGCAGGCGGTTGATCGTCAGAATGGGGCGCCCGGAAGCCTGGCGCTCTTTCTTGATCGACTCTGGCCACTGGTAGCCAGCCACGAACGCCATATCCATAGCGGCCTCGCGGCGGTTCTCGCGCTCGAACTGATACGCTTGGTCCAGCCGTTCCCGCGCTTCGAGCACAAGCCCGCTTTCGTCGCGCTTCTTTTCCGTTGCCGGCTCGCGCTCTGACTGTGCGGGTTGGCCGTAGCCCAGGCTTGCCATTTATGCGCCCAACCACGCGCTCTCAGGCGCCATGCCTGAATTTCCAAACGTCCAGTTGACAGGATCGCTCTTTGCGACCAGGGCCGGGAAAAGTTCGGTCATCGCCCACACGAATGCGTCGCAACGATCAGGGGAGCCGTGGCCCTCATAGCCCGCTGCCGTCATCTGGCACATTTGATCCTCGAGTTGCGGGAATGTCCCGACGTGGCTGACGCGGCCGGTTGAATAAAGGGCTGCAATCGGTTCTGCCCTGACGTGCTTGCCGCGCGTTGCGACAACCTCGATCACTGGCAGATCAGGCCGAACGCTTTTCAGCGTGTGTTTCACCATGTCGCCGCCTTGGTTGCGTTCCACGACAATCGCGTCAGCGGTCCACTTGTCATACGTAGCGATAGCGCGCTCTGCCCACTGGCGCGGAGTGCCCTTCATCGACGCATCGTCGAGAACATAGCCGCGCTGGTCTTCGCCGATACCGCAGGCAACAATCCCGTGCTCGTCAGAGCCGGCTTCGGACGACACGGCAGGGTCAACGGCCACGACGATCCGCCCCATCGTTGGTAGCTCGCGACGGCGGTGCGCGTGGATCGTCTGGCGATCCCAGATCGCGCCAATGGCCATCGGTTCGTACTCGCCGAGCCAGATATGAGCGTATCTGTCCCGGTTCGTGCGGCTGTCGTGCAACCGCTCTTCCTCAAGTTCGGCAGGGAAGAACGGATTATCGTTATAGTTCACCTTGACGAGGGCCGCGTTGTCCGGCGGCTGCGATCCGCGAAAGAACTGGTCAACCGGGTCTTTCGCGTTGCGTGGGTTCCACGAGAACCACAGTTCAGATCCGGGCTTGCGGATCGTCGGGCGAAGGAACTCCAGCGACAGGGCGGAGAGCGTCTGTGCCTCTTCGACCCAGGCGATATCGAACCCTTCGAGCGACTTGATCGACTCGGCTGTGTGATCCTGCATGCCCTGGAACAGGATAACGCCGCCACCAGGGGTGACGATGTGGTCATTGCGCGGCTTCTCGCCGAACAGAGGCCACAACCCATACTTTGTGATCTTATCCTCGATGAGACGTTTCGCGGATTCCTTGAGGGTTTTCTGAACCTCGCGAACACAGACGACACGCAGCCCAGACCGACGCACTCCGGCGTCAACGATGTCCTCTGCAAAGTGATGTGACTTCCCGCTGCCGCGTCCGCCGAATGCCGCCTTGTAACGGCGCGGCGCGAGGAACGGAGCGAAAACCCTAGGCGTCTGGATCTCTAGGATCAACGATCGTCCTCTTGATCTCAGTGACCTGGAGCTTGCCGTTCAACTCTATGTCCTGCTTCTCCCGCCATTCTCTCGGGAAGCGGGCGCTCATCGAGCGCGACCACACGCCATTGTTGAACTTGTCGGCGGTCATGCCGGTCTGCCCTGAATCCTCCCACCACTGCTGGCTGAGGACGAGCGCGTATTCCATGGCACATAAAAAGTCAGGGAAATCGCTTTCCCAATTGCTCAAGGTGACAGGTACAACACCAAGCTCCGCGGCCATCCATGTGCGGGATTTGCCCTGCCTCCCGTACTCGATCACCTTCTCGCAGAACTCGGGTTTGTACTTGGTAGGGCGCCACGGGGGGCGGGTCGTTGCTTCTTCACTCATGGATTACTTGCCATAGGCTGCCGCATGTCCAGACGGGGCGATCACGGTCCTGGTGATCTCGACGCGCTCAATACCCTTGCCGTCCCAGGCGGACCGAACGTGGGCCAGAGCCGTGCGCCAGCGAATCCACGGGCGGCGAGGCTCGTCCTTGCGCTGCTCGATCACGCCCATCACGGCGGCGAGGGTAACGAACAGGCTGATGACGCCGATCTTGAGCCAGGATTGCACGTCCTCTGCCGTCTCCTGGGTCATGTGCAGGTACTTGACGTAGACGCGGAGATCGGCACGGGCGTCCGAGGTCGTCGCCTTCGTGGTGCTCGCGACCTTGGCCTTGTCCTGCATGTCGCCACGGGCAGCCGCGACTTCACGCTCTGCGGTCTCAAGCTTGCCCTGCCACTTCGCGCGCTCTGCAAGATCGGCCTTGGCGCGGGTAGCCTCCTGCCACCGCTTCGTGCCTTCCTTGCTGGCGTCGATGATGACCTGGGCGGCATCGACGCTCATCACGGTATCCTTGCCGACTTTTGGCATCGGCTGCCAGGTCATGGCCTTGATCTCGGCAACGGTGGCTTCGGCTGCCTTCAGGCGAGCGCGAGCGCTGTCCAGATCGGTGCGGCTGTCCTGGTAGCTGACGAAGCTGGCCTTCTGAGCGGTCGCCTTGGCGTTCTCGCCCTCGGCGGCGACGCCCAGCCAGTTGTTGGAGCTGTACAGGAACGCGCCAGCCCAGATGAGAGCCCAGCCGACAAGGCCAGCGAACGAGCGGTCGAAATAGGCGTTGGTCATCTTCTTCGCGCCGATGTACTCGAAAACGAGCGCGGCCATGCCGATCGCGAGCGCGAACAGGATTTGCTCGTAGCCCGTGACGGGGCCGCCGGACTTGACCCAAATCGCGATGGCGGCGGCGAAGAGGCTGAGGCGGATAGCCCACTTCTGGGGGTTTTCGATGGAGCCCGCGGCAGCGCGGATGGCGTCTTTGATGGTCATTTAGAGCCCTTTCGTGGGTTGACGCGGGCTACTTGCGGAGGAGCCAATACGCCCCGGCGAGATAAGCCAGGGTAACGTGATCTATGGTCGGGACAACCGGAAGGCGAGCACCGAACCGCTGAGCTATCGCGGCCAGGAGCATCAGGGCTAGGCCCCATGCTACGACCCTGAAGACAATGGCGAGGGCCTGGTCAGCGGTCAGGGTCAACGGATTTCCTCGAGCAGTAGTCTTGCAGCTCGAACAACGCACACAGCAGAGCGTGCCATAGCAGGACGATCAGAGCGAAGGTTCCGAGACCGGCAATCACGGCTTGAAACAGGCGCATCGGTTGTCCGTGGTGAAATGAAAACGGCCCGCTGTTTATGGCGGGCCGTCAACTTTTGGCCTTTCGGTGGCCATACTTCTGAATAGGTGATTTGCTGACACGTGTCAACGGGTCGGTAGTGTCTCAGTTTGAATTTTAATGCGCTTCTCACGCTTGCTACCCGTCATCAGAGACTGCCGTAGTATTCGGCCATAGACTCTAATGAAATCTCGTTATCTCCGCGCTCTCCAGCCTTCAAACCATTCCTTGCTTCGATCCATGGCCGCTCACGATGCGTCAGCTCGCTGAGATATTGAGCTGACTTCGAACCGTAGTGGCTCAAGACTACGTTTATCGAGTCCTTTTGGTCGTCGGTCAATGTTGCTTCATTTCCACAGTCCTTGGGGAGTTCCTTTATTTGGAAGCTTCCCTTGTGCACCTTGTACAGATCTGGACAGACAGGACCATTCGCCCACGCCTCTATCTCAGCATCGAACAACGGTGCATCGGACCACACCACCGACCACGCCTGAGTGTAATATACGAGCTTCTGAAGCTTCCACGTCGTAATCGGCAGCTTCCCGTCGGCTCCAAGCTTCGAGAGGATGTACCGAGCGACATCGAAAACGCTAGCCATCTCGTCCTCCTTCCTCTTGGCACACACAAACTCAGAGTCGTGTCCCTACCGCAACCACGCGAGTCACGATGACTACGGAAACCGCGAAGCCTGTGGCAGGTTCCACTCAGAACAATTATAGGTTCCCGATTCGTTCTGTCAATTGCGACTTATGTCGCTGGTTGCCGCTTCTTGTACGTCTTAGGCCGACCGGGCTTCGGTGCAACCGCATCCATCAGTGCGCACAGGTCTTCCATGCTCATCAGCTTGTTGGTAAGCCCTGCGGCCATGGCCGGCGTGACCTTGAGCGTCTGAGGCATGGGGGAGGCGCTTGGTTTGGGTGAAGGCGGTAGCCGCCTCCCGACGTTCATCAAGGGAGAAAAGATTGCCCCTTACGTTGGGCGCGAACTCGGAGAAAAATTGGAGAATCCTCTTGTTTTTCAATGGTCCCCGGCGGGCGCGAACCAGCCACCTCCGTCTGTAGTTCACGGTTACGATGTAACTATACTGATCGACCTGTGCAAAGCCATCCTCAAGGCTGAGTCCGATGGAACTCTACTCAAGCGCCAGGAGCACATCGCAAGGCAGGCTAATGTCATCGTCCTGGGACATGGCCGCGTTCTCCTGCTTTGCGCTAAGCATAGCAGGGACTTGGCCACGAGGCGACCTGAAGTCAAGCCGGTCAAATTTCAAACTGAGACACTACCGAGGATGAAAGTTGCGGCTGAAGCCCCACAACACCGACAATTCGTGCAGCGCCTGCCGAACAAGTGCGCCGGCGTTGCGGATCATGGTGCGCTCGACGCCTCCGATGTTGAGCAAGATCGCCGTGTCGCGCAGACTGCCGTTTGTGGTGAGGCAGTGGACCAACGCATCCCAGGTCTGATCGGTCAGCATGTTTCGAGCGGCCTTGAGCCGTGAGCGGCAGTGCTCGCGCCACTCCGGGCCGATGAGGGCCGGCAGGTCGAGCTGGCCAACCGGAGTACCGTTCCAGCGCTGCTGGCCATAGGCCCCGACGACGCCCGTGGGGTCGTTAACGGTGTGATAGGCCGTGTCGAATTCGCGGGCGGCCATGGCCTGCTCCGCGGTGATAGAGCCCTTGAGCTCGAGCGTCTCGTACCACTGCCGGAACCTGCCGTATTCACGCCTGGCTGACTGCGAGGTCTCCGGGGGCTGGTAGCTCTGTCGATCCTTCCTGATGCGCTCGCTCGTGGGTAGGATTGTGTCGGTGGTCATTGGTCCTCGCTTCATCTGGGGCGGGACGCGATACTGCTTTGACGCGGATGCGTTTTGGTTGCTGCCAGTCCGGGCGCTCGGCTGGGTCGGTGTGGCTGGCGAAATCGGTCATGGCGTCACCTTCCAGAAATCGCCGACGTACCGGGCCAGATGCTTGACCTTGCACTCGGCCGGATTGTGGCCCGGCGTCAAGGCGATGAGGTCGCCGTCGCGCTCGATCACCTTGGCGCGAACGCCGACCGGCGGGATGCCGTAGCAGAAGTGGATCGTGTCGCCTGGGTTCACTTCGTGGCCGTCGCTGTCTTTGACCGGCTTCGCCATTTCTTCTCCAGCCTCCGTGCCTTTGCCTCTTGGTTCTTGCGCTGCCCTGCCGCTACGCGGGGCGGCTTGGTCTGCACCTTGCCGCCCTTGATGGTGATGCCGGTGACGGGCTTGCTGGTCATGACACGCGGTACTCTTTCTGTGCTGGCTTCGCATCGCCGGTTGCGTTGACGATGGTCGGCGCGACTGGAACGACGCGGCCTTCACCAATGCGCCTGAAATGCCCGCGCCGCCAGTGCATCCGTGGGCAAGCCCGTGCGGCCGCGAACTCTGACGCTGCGTCTCGATATGAGGCCACGCGATCTGTCTTGATCGTCACAATCCGCCGCTCGCGAACCGGCTCCTTGCCTTCCGCCGCCCGCTTCTTGTTCAGCTTGTCTGGTGCCGCATCGATGCGAACATTCACGTCCTTTGACATGAGCAGCACCGTTGCCCCAAGGATTGCTCTCAGCGCCTTCTGGCTTGCCTCCTCGTACTCCTCCACCCCCCAGGGCTTGCCGGTATTGAGGCTGGCATGCCCGCTCATCGTACACGACTTCCAATTCACGGTCCCACGGGACAACGGCACAGGCTTCCCATCCTCGCTTCGCGCAACCAATTCGCCGCAAGAGAGTGGTGCGAACCATGATTGCTGCGTCGTTCTGTTCACCGCTGGGGCGAACACGATCCAGACGATGCTTTCTAGCTGGTCATCCTCGACATTCTGGATCGCCAAAATCCCGGTCTTCGGGATGAAGTTGCCAGTAAACAGCACCTCGTCAAACGGAAGACGGAACATGCCTCGGTCCATCAACTCGTCGGCGAACTCGATGTGCTCGCCCTTCGGCGACGCCACGCCGAACTCGAAATGCACCGCGCTGCGCAGCGCCTGCTCCGCCGTGTTCCAAGCCGGCTCTGCGAACTGAGGCCTCATGAGGGCCTTCAGCTTTGCCATGTCGCCAATGATGCCGTGTGGTGTCACGCGCCATCCTCCGGCAGTTTGATGCGGGTCGGCTGGAAGATCGCGCGGTTGAGGCACATGAAGCCCTCCTGGAAGTGCGAGACGGCCATCGAGACGAAGCGCTGGTCCAGAGCTGTCATCTTGCGAAGCTCGTCGCAGATGCGCAGCACCCTCTCCTCGATCTCCTTGTTACGGTTGACGAGAGCAACCTTTTCGTCATTCTGGCCGGTGTAGCCGGCAACCGGCAGCGGCTTGTGATCCGTCATAGTTTCAGTTCTCCTTCGTGTTGAGAAACGCGAGTTGCCCGCCCGTGTACGGGCAGACGGTCTCGATCCTCATGCACGTCGCCGAATGCACGGGGATCGAGCCGAGGTTGCTGTTGACGCTGAACGGCTTGCCGAGGGCGGCGTACATCTCTGCCTTGCGGCAGGTGTGCTGATCCATCGTCGTCGTCTCGATGACGTGGCCGTTCACGAGCAGGGTGGTCAGGAGCCAGATAGTTTCCATGTTTCCCCTCAGTTCAGGTTGAAGATGACGCCGATCTTGATCGTGGTTTCGCCGGCATCGAGCTTTTCCGACGCAGTGCCGAGGGTCCAGGTCTCGGCCTTGGCGCTGAACTGCCTGGCAGCCTCGAGGCGCACCGCGAGCGTGTTGGTGACCTGCAGATCGACGCCGGCCCCGGCGAGGATGTTGAGCGTCGTAGCGTCATCCTTGAGGCCTACCGCCTCGATCTTGCCGCGCGTCCAAGACGGGCCAGCCGTGGCGTAGATCAGCGCCGGGCCCATCGCGTATCCGAGGCGGGCCTTGAGAGCGGCTGTGTAGTCGGTGCTGGCCTCCAGCGTGTAGCCGTTCGTGGTCTGCGATCCCTTGACGTTGGCCCAGGCGATCTCGCCCTCGATGCCGGCCACCATGCCGCCGCCGAGCTCCATCGTGTAACCGACGAGCCCGGAGACAGGCACGCCGTTGGTGGTCAGATCTCCCGTGTTGTTCGTGAGGTAGCCCGTGGTCACGCCGATGGTAGCGCCTGCGTAGGCACCGGGCTTGTAGTCCGCCGCGTTGGCGGCAGTGCTGAGCAGGACCGCGAGAGCGGAGAG